TTTTCAAAGACGGATATTATATATTCACATTCTTCGGGAGTAAAAAATCCTTTATAAGACTTGTGATATTTCTTTACAATATCCACCATCGGATATACTCGTCTTCTAAGAGATTCTCTGTATCACCCTCGAAAGTAATCCAACTTGCTTGTCTAGAGATATCTCTATACTCATGTTCCTTGTGAAACAATTTAGCTTCTTCGTCACCACCTAGTCCTCTCCAACCATATCCATCTAGTGGTGGATTGAAGTGTGGTCTGACATTCTCTTCCCATAGGACATTGCGTTGTTCTTGCTTTTCCCAATTATTAATTGCAAATGGGATACTAACACCATGTGCATGATTGAGATAAAAGAGTTTAGGTTCCATTTCACATTCGAACCATTGTTGGACACCATATGGTGTGTCGTCATAGTCTTCTGTTATTTGTTTATAGTTCTTTTCGAACTCTTCATATATCATTCCAGCTGTTGACGCTGCACAACCAAAATAGAAAGGTGAATAGTCTGTCTCGTCATTCCACCAATTATCAAACTGCTGAACTGGGTAAAGTTGTTTCTCTATTACCAACAGTTTATCTTCGGGTGCAATATTTTTAGCAGCGTTTTCGGTTTTTCCTTGCTCTGGGGTGTGTTCTAAGGTCGGTATTGATATCAAGTCGACTCCTACTGTAGGCTGATTTAGGATAATAGCCTTGGAATCTCCATGTAATTGTCGTTTTGCTTTATCATAGCAATTCATAAATGACCAAAATCCATCAAACTTCTCTGCATTGAAATCAAGGATACGACAGTGTCGTTCAAAGTTGGATTTATCGAGATTAGTGACCACGAATAGGTCTACTAGATGTATACCGTCATGGGTATACCATATTCTATGTGATGAGAATGAATCAGATAGTCTATTTACATCATCTACTGACCAGCCGTCCTCTCCACAATATACAAAAAAATTAGATACTGCACTCATTTTATATATTCACTCCTATTAATAATATATTCTTTCATTTATTTAGTTAGTAAAACTATACCCCTATTTTACTAGAGGTATGAGTTTTAGTCAAGTGGTTTTATGTAATCATATTAACTACTCTAGGCAGTCTACCACTCTTCATTAATATATGGGTTTTGTCTGCGAATATCTTTAAATATAAAACAGACAGTGATGCATAATGTCGCATGTTATCTCCTTATACTCTTTGTCACATAAATGTCACATTAGTATATAGGTCACTTCAACTTCTTTTGCACCAATACCATATCAAATCCGTCTTGATAAAAATTGTTCAGATATGCAACTTCATCAAACCCAAGTCTTCCTTCAGCAGCTCCTCTTGCTGATGTATTGTCTTCCTTTATTCCAATCATGCAATATCCACCCATTTCTGCAGCCTTTAATAACAGATATGGGATTGGTCTCTTAAATTCACCACCCCAATTCTCATGACTGGTTTTCCTATATTCAGGTTGCACCATTATTTGTCTCACCCATATGTTATTTTCAATACGACAATTAATAGTGTATCCAAAGAAGCATTCCTTTTCATTATCCCACATACCATATGTGTATTCATAAGTTCTGATTCTTTGTTCCCATTCCTTTTCTGTTAAGGGTTCTAGGAATATACCACCACCATGGTTTACTTCCATTTCCATTAACCATGGAATATCGTCATTGGTGAGTTCTTTTAAAGTGTATCTATCCATCCTGTGTATATGTATTTCACTCCTTTTAGTGGTGGGTTTCCTCTATGTTGGTGAGTGAATCCAGCAGGCCAGAGTAATAAATCTCCTTGTTTTGGTTTAACTCTTAAAGATTGATATAAGAATTCTAATTCACCACCCTCTTCAACATCATTTAAAAATATTGACCATGCAAGTATCGACCTATAGCTGTCTAGCTGATTAGAATGTTCCATATGCCAGTTATGATATCCTTGCTTGAGTTCAGTCCTTTGCATTTTTGCACCACCTACACCTATCCAACTATATTGTCCTTCGATTGGATATATTCTAAGGAATTCCACTAAGACCTCGTTCTGAATAATATCCACTATTGCTCTAGCAACTGGTAATGAACTAGGTGGTATATCTTTATGAATAACTGCTGTGTCAGCAATACTAAGATTACTTGTTCCCATTTGGTCTAGTCTATCAACAGATAAACCAGCTTCTACTGATTTCTCAAATATATCTATTGCGTCTTCACATAGTTCTCTAGGGACACAATTCTCAAAACGATATACATGTTCACCCAAGTCATGCATTTCTTTTGCATGTGGGTCTCTCTCTTCTTCAAACTTTACTTCTTTCTTCATATTGTTTCCTTATGGTGGAGCTGATAGGAATCGAACCTACGACCTACTGGATGCAAACCAGTCGCTCTCCCTACTGAGCTACAGCCCCATTTCATAACCAAATTTTTCATAGTCTTCTTTATAATATTCTTGACACAATTTCAAACTCTCAGTTGACCAGTTTATTGTCGTGTGTGGTATTGCATATTCCATTCTTGGTTCTATGTCTAATGCTTCCCATATTGTTCCGTCTTCTACCTTATGCCATTCTGCATCACCAATCATTTCAACCTGTGTATATCTAAACATACTGTTATCAATTATTGTTGTTGGTCTCATATAGTTATTATGGACTATGAACTCTTTAACAAATTGATTGAATTCTGTATTGACCCAAGGGACACCATTTTCAGTTGAGAATGTGTATATCCTATACAGACTTTCTAGTCTATTCTCAGGGTGTCTTACTGTTGCATAATATTTGTAGTGAGGTCTCAACTTTATCATTTCAGCATATGTTGCATGCTTCTTATGAAACTCATGAACTCCTCTATCGTCACGAGGATTATTAACTGTATGAACACTTCGTAATGTCCATATTGCATCGGGAAGCCATTGTGCATTCAGTTGTCCTTTAAACCCATGCTTTTTTATGAGTGCATGTTCTACACTTGTTCCACCTGTTCTAGGTATATGAACAAATCCTAATTGTGCCTCGTCTAATATCATTTAAATACTATCCTAGATTGTCCTATCTTATTTCTTCGTTCTATCTCTTGTCTGACTTTTTGTCTAAGTTTAGGTTTCTGTCCCTCTTTGTTATATGCTTCGATTAAGTCGGCATTTGATTTACATTTCATATAATCGTGTTCAACAGTTGTTTTACCTGTCACACGGTCATACCTATTTGATGATTTACTAAATTTAATTGGCATTTCTTTTGTATCCTGAATAATATATTAAACTACACTCTGGGCCACAGAAAACATGAATTGGATATCTATCCTCTCGGGTATGGTATTTCACCTCTTCTATATCCATTTGCTTCTTGCACATATGACACTCAAGCTTCTTCGGTTTCATTGGTGTCCTTCTCTATGTTAGTAGAATTTAACTCTTCCTCAGAATAAGGTTCACCGAACCATATTGCAAGGCAGTATCGTTCTCCTTGTAATATAGGTTCTACATTATGCCATACTTCTGTTGAATTATTGAATCCAACTATGGTTCCTCTCTTAGTCAAGAGTCTATGTCCAGCGACATTGAGTTGACCACCTATGAAATTATCGTTTAGAAATACTATTGCTGTTCCTGTGTCATTATCATCAGCAATATCCATATGCCAAGGGAAGAGACTGTTCTCTTGATATTTTATTATTTGTATGTAATTGATTCTTCCAAATGCCCAACCTTTGGGTAATCCAAAATCTATTCTCTCTAATATGTAATCTCTAATTGGGCCTGGATATATATTGCAATGTATTCTACCTTGTGATTCATAACTGTGATTTCTACCGTCCCATTGGTCATCTACTGGTTTGAATTTACTATCACCAGTTTGCTCTACTTCAACGAGTGGTGTTTTTTCAAACTCAACCATTATTTCATCACATATCCACCCCTGTAATACTTGGTCATGAATAATAATGAAGTTATCACTATTCTGTTTAGGTTGGTCTGTCTTATGGTCTGTTATTGTTTGTTTAGGCATTATCTTATCCTTGGACGATAGAATACAACTTGTGAATATCTATAGTAGTCCGTGTATGCAGTATAATCATCTATGTATGCACCATGCATTTTATTACCAGCGAATAAAACTGCACGATTAAATTTAGCTGGTATGACATATGCCAAATCCATTATCTCTTCTACTGGTTGTAGTAATCCCTCTTGTTCCATATTTGGAACCCAACCTGCTTCGTATACTGCAGTTCCACCATTCTCTTGTTTATCAAGATAGACTAACATATTAATAACTGTTTCTTCATCAGGGTCATCAAAGTTTCCGTCTATGTGTGGGTAGTGTTGAAGTTTGGAGTCAAAGACATTAATAGTCTTGAAACAATTAACCTCTATATCATCTCGATAGTCATATTCTCCTTTCCACCATCTCTCTCTACATATATCAATGACTCTATCATGTGCGTTTCTCCATAGTCTTGTAGGGTGTCCTACCTTATCGACTATCCTTGCGTCAATATAATCTATTCCATTAGGTGAATGTCTTTCTTCGTTATATTTCCATAATGGAATCTCTCTTCGGAAGATATGAGTATGAACAGCCTCAGGGTCTTCATAAAAATTGTCTATTGAGAAGCATTGTAAATCTTCATGCCACTCAATAATCCATTCAGCTGATTGTTTGTATAAAGAATCAATACTATAGAAACTCATATGATAACTCCGTTCCCTGTTCATTGTCTGATATAGGGTTGTTATGTTTTAAGTTAAATGATATTGCAACTCGTCTAAAGTCACCGTCTTTTGGACTGATACTATGAAATATATTAGACGGCCACATAAAACATTCTCCTTGAGTTGGTGTAATGACTATCCGTTGGTGACTACCTGTTTGTCCCATTGCTACTGTGTTCGGCATATGGTCTTGTTTCATTTCTTCTACTTTACTTCCCCAACTAAATTGTGATTGGATATTTGGACTATGAAATTCTATAGGTTGACCACCTTCATTCACTGGATAATATGTTCCACTGATTATTGAGTCTTGGTGATTATGTGCTGAGTGTTCAAGACCTTCTTCCCAAACACTAACCCAAGAGAATAGGTGAATGTCATGTCTACTCAAATGAGAGACTTCCATATGCCATTGGTGTTTAATAAACTCTATGTAAGTATCTTTAATTTGATTCGCAAAGTCATCATACCAAGGGAACCTATGCATGTCTTGTCTTTGGTGTTCAAAGAAATAGGTTGTGTAATATCGTCTTGGGTCTTCTTCGAATTGTTTGATAATATCAATCAGCGATTCACAATCTCGTGCCACAGTTTCGTGTGGTAGTTTAAGTCCACCCCTTAAAAAGGGTGTAGGGAATATGTAATCTACTGAATATGAGAGTGGTTGGTAAAACTGCTCATTATTAATTATCGGTGGTTTCATTCTTTTTCACTGCAATCCCAACACCTTCTGTTCCGTCTGGCATTGTGACATTTCTATAATATATTATAACTTCTCCAAGTTCTCTTATGTATCTACGGAGTTCTTGCATATTTGCAGACATGTTTTCATAATCACCTATTGAAGTTGCAACGAATACAACTTTACCACCATTGAGTTCTTTCATGTCGTCAAGAAATCTATCTAGGTAGGTATAACCTTCAGGCCAATCATTTTCTTTACCAAGTTTACATGTCTTGTCTTCATTCCTTGGTCTTTTTCCTTCTGCATCTTTAACACATGGGTTAGCAATCTTTGCTTCAGATACCACATACCATGTTGGTTCAATTAAATCTATATCTCTAGGGAGATTAGGTTGCATAATATCAATCTCTATTGGTTTAGAGACGACTTCGATTTGCTTGGTCTTTCCACCAAACATTGAACACCCACTAAGTGTGAGTGAACTAATTACTATTAAGGTCGCTAAGTTCTTTACTATCATTTTCGATACTCTCAAATACAGCCTTGGTGCCATTGTTGATTCTAGTTTCAACCATGCCAGGCTTTGCTTCAGCCAGCTTGTCTAAATTATGTCTTCTGAATATATCTAGATACTCATTCTTTTCTGCTTCAATTTGTGCGTTTCGAGCAGACATTTGAAGTAATGATTGACCTTGTTTTTCATACTGTTCTTTCATCACTTCCATAGTTCTTTTCTGTTCCTCTACTGCAGTCTCAAGTTTCATATTGTTTGCAGTGAGTGTTTGGTTTTCAGTGTATAACCAGTATCCACCTAGTCCAAGAACTATAACTAATGCTAATAAAAATTGTTGCATTATACTACCTCTATTCGATAATTAAGTCCAGCTGCTGAGCGAATAATTACTGGACTCTTATCTTTGTCTATAAACATGAGTTCGTTGTTGGTTTGTTTAGTAATCTTCCTAACATCTTCAAAATATTGGTCGTCACTATCACCCCATTCATTATTATATGATACATGAATATTGTATCTCGTAGTGAATAGGGCACGAATCCATACATATATGTTTTTTATAATTTCTTTAACTTTATTTATTCGACTCATACTAATATATAGGTGTTGAAAAAAACCACCCGAAGGTGGTTTTTCCATTAAGGGCGGTTGGATACGAAACCAACTCTTATACTAGACTCGTGTAGCCCTCAATTCTTTTAATGCATTAATTGTATCTCTTGCACAAGTGTGAACGATTCCAATTCCACCTGCTTCTTCCCAAGCTTTAATGTTCTTTGGTCTGTCGTCTATCAATACATTGCCCGGCAATGCATATGCAGCTTTTTGTGTTCCAGTAAATGTGCAATTCACAACAACACTCGGGTCAACATACTTATCAACCCATGCTTTCTTGTCATAGACAACCAACTCTCTGTTTACTACACCAGCTGCAGTCAATATTTCCCAGTTAACTCCAGTGTGTTTAATGTATGCAATTAGTTCATACATATCAACCATTGGAGGAAGATTTGCAAACAACCTTTTGTTTGTTAATTCCTCTTTCCTTGCGTCATAATCAGAATGACCTTTATCGTCATTCGTCAAAGGGTGACCAAGATATGTCTCACAACCCTTAAGGAAGTCAGTCAATACTCCGTCCATATCTACAAAGATATAATTTAGTTCTTTATTATCAATCATGTATACATTATAACCTATTATAGGCCCTGCTGTCAAGGCCTAATCGCCTGTTTTTCATACAAATATGCCTCATTTTCGTCTATTATTCCACCCAAAAGCACCTGTTTTAGGTGACACATCTCATGAGCAAGGGTAATTTCCCTCTCCTCGTCATATTTGATATAAATGTCGATATAAGTCCTCTTTCCTAGGGTTCTAGGATACTCTATAAGACCCTTTTGGGTCATAGAGGGTGGAAGTCTCTTGATATGAACTATAGCGTCCTTAGAATCGACGCTAAGTGCCTTAGCATGTAATATTGCAAGGTCAAGTAGGTGTGTGTTCTTACAATAAATCTCCATTATCATACTCTAGTTCTTCGACTTGGTCTTGGTCGATTTCTTCCCCACAAAATGGACAGTTTGTTATCTCATAGTGATGAGAGTCCATTTCGTGTTCAACATCACATTCTGATTTGCAATTTGAACAATATAATTTAAAAATGTTTGGTTCAGTCATGATAGCTTCTTCTCTCCTATAGCTTCAGTGAACAAATTATCCATACTCTTCTTCTTTCCGTTAATAGTAGCATATGGAAGTGGGTGTGGACTATCACTTAAATGAAAATCTGCACCCTCTATATAGACTCGAACTTCTGCACTTGTATTGTCTATACGAATGCTCTTAAAAATATGCTGATATCTCAAACATTCTACATCCCAATCTTTCTCTTTAGGAAGATAAAGTTTAAATATTTTCATATTTTTTATTAAACTTTTCTTTTAACCAATCGTGGTATTTCTCAACATACTCGTCTTTATCCATTCTATCAGGTGCTGATATTGGGTCATTGTTTTCGTCACAATAGTCTAACCACATTCTTGTGCAGAATGAATCAAAATAATCTATATCTTCAACCACCATGACTTTCATGACTCGGCCAAAGGTTCTTGGGTCTAGTGTTTGACGCATTACCTCGTTTGGCGTGCCATTTCTCCAATTCATCATATCCACCAATAGGGTCACCATTGATTCTAATCTGTGGAAAAGTTCTTGCATTAGGGAATTGTTCAAAGAGTTCTTCTCTTGTAAAGTCTTCTCCTAATTGTCTATATTTAAATTTATAACGGTGGGTCTGACACAACAGTTTTGCCTTATCACAAAACGGACATTGTGGTTTACCAAATATTTCAATCATCGCCCCTGTCCTCGATATGCCTTGTGTGTCCTTTTTTTTGATTTGTTCATCGTTGACATAGATATTTTAGTTTTTCTACCTCTTCCACCTTGTCCGATAGATGAGGATTTTGGATTTGTATCTCTTGATACTCTATATAGTCCTGACTTTCTCATTGTTCTCCTATAGTTTAATTGCTAACAACAAGAATATCGATAACATGATTATATTTGCAAAAAACATTAGACCAGCAAGAATGGTGTGATACCATATCCATCTAGTTTTATATGCGTTTTCTATTGTTAGTTCATCGGGGTCGGGAGACAATTCTTTGGCTGCTACCTTTTCTTCTAGTTCCTCTTCTTGTTTACTACCCCATAGTATTTGATACCATTTCTTCATAGTTTAAATCCTTCAAATGTGTCGTCATCGACATCTTGTTTTATTCCACCAATAACATAAGATTCGATTTCTGTCTCCTGTGGTGCATTCTGTAGACCTCGACTATTCAACCAGTGTTTTGTCCATGGTAATGGATTATTGGCACTGGATATATCATAAATTGGAGATAACCCCAACATTCTTAATCTTTTATTTGCAATGTATTCGATATAGTTCCCTAGTAATGGAACTGATAGTCCAATCATTGAACCGTCTTTGAATAGGAACTCTGCCCATTCTTTCTCTTGGTCTACTGCGTCTTCATACATTTGATAAACTTCTTTCTCACAATCCTTCATGACCTTATTCATGAGTTTATCCTTTTCGGTATTTTTATATGCTTTCAGGATATGCTGTGTGATTGCCAGATGTTGAGACTCATCTCTCGCTATCAGCGAGATAATCTTTGCACTTCCTTCCATAAGTTTTAACTCACCGAATGCAAATGAACATGCAAATGATACGAAGAATCTAATACCTTCTAGTATATTAACTGATACTAATGCAAGGTAAAGTGCTTTATATAAATCATAATCGTCTACTTTAAGACCTAATAGTTTTCTTCTACCTAGTTCTATGAAATGGTCGTATCTTGCAGTCACCATTTCTGCTCTCTTAACGATTGCTTCCTCTTGTAATATTGTATCAAATACATCACTTGGGTCTGCATATACATTCTTAATGATATGTGTGTAAGACCTACTGTGTATCGTCTCCATGAAGTCCCAAGTAATGATACAAGATTCCAATTCAGGGAGAGTCACGAATGGTAGAAATGCTATGCTTGGAGCTCTACCCTGAACGGAATCCAGTAAGGTTTGATACCTCAAGTTTGAGGTAAATATATGTTTCTGTGCTTTGTTTAATGTTGTATAATCAGCACGGTCTTTTTGTAGAGACACCTCTTCGGGTCTCCAAAAGAATCCTAGTTGTTTCTGTGTAAGTTTATCAAATATAGGATATTTGAATTCATCAAATCGTTGGGTGTTAAGTGGTTCACCAAAAAACAATTTCTGTTTAGTGAAGTCTACTTGTTTCTTATTAAATACTGTCATTATGCTGGTGTCATTCTAGGGACTTTGACTATTTCAGCGTCCTCATATTGTGGTTCAAAGATATTAGGGTCATCTTCTATGACCTTTCCGTCTACTATTTGTTTAAAGTCTGCATATCTATTAACAAAATCTGATTTTTGATGCACTGCCCATATGTTATCATTCTGCCACACTTCTTGCATCATTCTGTTATGTGATTGCCATTCCCAGTCCTCTTCATCTTGAGGGTGGTATCTAGACCGTCTTCCATCAAATTTACAAGGGAAAACTGGGTCATTCTGTATTTGAATATACTTAGGTTGTGTCTCTGCAACTATCTGCTTAAGGCCTGGCATTTGAAGCATGTTAGTAGTCTTATTATAAAAGTGTAAGAACATATGATAACTCTCTTCACCTAAAAGATACTCTCTCCAGTGTGCAACATTAGGCCCTTGGTATAACATTACATCACCAATCTCTAAGTCTATTCTCTTTGCAGTCTTTCTTTGTCTAATAGGAATTGCTTGGGTCTCGTCATAGATTCCACTTGGATTATTAATCCAGTCTTTACTATTATCAACCCATATTGACCATGGTTTATTATCATCTGTCTTATAATCTAGACAGACAGTTGCACTGATTTCACATGAAGGTCTATCGGCATGTGCTTTGAGGTATGCACCTCTAACATATTTTCTTGTGTATGAGTATGTTTCTTGAAGGTGTAAATCAATTACTGGTTTTAGATTTTCCCATAACCATCTATGTAATGCAACACCCATAGGTGAACACCACATACCATATGATTTTTGTAATGATTTCTCGGGTGAGTTTTGAATGATATCATCTTCTAACTCTAAATGCTGTGACATCTCAGGGTCAAGTTCCATTCTTAACCATGTATCCATGGTCATATCAATGATATCTTTAGGAATAAAATTCTTTAATACAACATAGCCCTGTTTCATTAGTTGCCATGTTTCGGGATTGGTTCTTCCTCTTAACTTATCACTACCTTTTCCCTTTGAAATATCTCCTGCGAGAGCATCTTGAACTTCATATTCTATCGTTCTATCATCAAATTGCACACGCATCGCAGTCTTCCTCAATTTCTTCATCGAATGGGTCTGTTGGTAATTCTTCTACCATAACATCTTCTACTTTACCGTCCATTGTGTTTTGGTAATAAGATGTTTTCCACCCATATTTATATGTAGTCAGTAAATCTCTAGCCATTACTGAAATTGGAACTTCGTTGTTCTCGTAGTTTTCGGGATTATATGACCAGTTTCCACTTATTGCTTGGTCAAAGAACTTCTGCATAATTGAAACTATTTTTATATATCCGTCATTATCTTCCATGTCCCATAACAATGTATAAAAGTTTTTTAACATTGAATATTGAGGGACAACTTGTTTAAGGGTTCCTTTTTTACTTTTCTTAACAGACAAGTGGTCTCTAGGTGGTTCTACACCATTCGTTGCATTAGAGACGACGCTAGAACTCTCAGAAGGCATTTGTGCAGTCAAGGTTGAATGCCTTACACCATGTTCTTTTATGTCTTTTCTTAAGGTTTCCCAGTCCATATTGTATACTGGTTTAACTAACTCGTCTACCTCTTGTTTGTATGTGTCTATTGGTAGGACTCCGTTAGAGTATTTGGTTCTATGATAGTAATCACATGCACCTTTTTCTTTTGCAATTTGATTACTTGCTTTAAGAAGATAGAATTGGAATCTTTCTGTCAATTCATGCACCAGTTTCAGTGCTTCGGGGTCACTGTATTTAACCTTGTTCTTTGCAAGGAAATGTGCCAGTCCAATGTATCCTATACCAAGGCTTCGTCTTCCTTTAGTAGATACTTCAGCTGCTTTTACTGGATACTCTTGAAAGTCTATCAGTTCTTCAAGTCCTCTCACTGATAGCTCACATAGAGATTCCATTTCTTCTTCTTTAACAATACCCACATTAATTGCACTTAATATACACAATGCAATTTCACCTTCTCCTTCTATATTTTGGATAGGGTCTGTGGGTAATGTTATCTCTTGACAAAGATTACTCATGTTAACTTTGTCATTAAAACTACTGTGTGTATTACAGTGGTCTATATTCATAATGTAAATACGGCCAGTCTCTGCGCGTTCTTTTAATAAATCTGTGATTAGTTCTCTTGCACTAACCTTTTTCTGTGGTATGGAGTATGCTCTCTCATACTTCTCATACAATTCGTCAAACTCTTCTGACCCGAATGCTTCATATAAGCCGGGCACTTCATGAGGTGAGAACAAAGTAATGTCTTCGTTATTTAAAAATCTCTCATAGAAGAGTTTACTAAACTGGATAGAATAGTCTAACTTTCTTACTCTATTATCTTCTGTCCCTTTATTGTTCTTTAAGACAATAATGTCTTCTATTTCTTGGTGCCAGATAGGGAAGTGGACAGTTGCCGATCCACCTCTAACACCGTTTTGTGTGCAACATCTAACTGTGCTCTCAAACTTTTTAAGGAAGGGGATAATGCCTGTATGTTGAACTTCACCACCTCTAATTTTGCTACCAATACCTCGAATTCTTCCAGCGTTAATTCCAATCCCCGCTCTTTGTGCAACATATTTTCCAATGGCATGGTCACTTGAGAAGATACTGTCGAGAGTATCGTCCGAGTCGACAAGCACACACGATGCAAATTGTCTAAGTGGTGTTCTAACTCCAGCCATAATTGGTGTTGGTATGTTAATTTTGAATTGACTGATTGCGTCATAGTATCGTTTGACATAGTCTAGTCTTACCTCTTTGTCGTAGTTTTGAAATAGGGTCATTGCAATTAACATATACATGAACTGTGGAGTTTCATAAACTTCTGCAGTTGACCTGTCTTGAACCAAATACTTGTCTACTATTTGTTGAAGACCAGCATATGTAAAGGTTAAATCTCGTGCATGTTTAATGTATGAATTGCACTTACCTATCTCTTCTTCTGTGTATTGATTTAATATATCTTTATCATATACACCTTGTTCTATATTTCTTTCTATTATGTCATACAATGGTGGATAGATTTCTGAGTCTTTCCACTTAGTATTGAACACTTGTTTCTGTATTGCAAACAGTAATAGTCTTGCAGCTACAAATTGATAGTTTGGATTTTCTAATGAAATCAAATCATGTGCAGACTTGATTAAAATTTGTTGAATTTCTTTTGTAGTAATCCCTTCATAGAATTGAAGACCGCTGTTCATTTCTATCATGGACTCACTAACACCTGTAATATGTCTACAGGATTTCTCTACCATTACATGGATTTTATCTAAATCTATTGATACTTTTGACCCGTCTGCTTTGACAACCTATTCCACCATTCCCGTTATAACTCATGTTTTCTTATACTCCGTAAGTTTTGCTTTTGCTGAGAGGCCGTTGTAAGTATTCGAAGTAATTATTTCAACTACATCATCTGTTGTCAATCCACCTTGAATCATATCATTGATATCTTTGAATTCAGATACCCTTCTATCATTCCAAATACAGACATTCCAACCAAGGTCAATGACCTCAGTTAACTTTTTAATTATCTCTGTATTTCTTGGTTCGTTATCATATACGATTATTGCGTTGTCTTTATATTTAATATCTAATTTCTTAAAGTCACTTCCACCGACTGCAATGCTGTTGGGAAGGAATAAACTATCTATTGGCCCCTCTGTCACAAAGATAGTTTTTGAGTTGTCCACATTATTAATGTTATAGATGAGTGGAACATCATCTACGAATCTCATGGTTAAGTATCGTAATGGTGAGTCATTAATTGCACGACCACTTACACCAATCAAGTCACCTTTAGTATCATAGAAAGGTATAACTATCCGTGGGTCGTTTCCTAAAACTCTATCCTTATACTTGTCTGATAAGTTTCCAAGGGTCTGAGCTTCTCTTACGAACCACAACTTTTTGATTTTTTCCGTAGGTATATTTCTCTTCTCAAGGTATTCCCTAGACTCATGCTTCTCGTTTGCACGAAAACATAATGCGGTTAAATCAACTTCCTTCATATTTAGAAGTTCTTTACGCGGAGTGAACTTGAAATCGTTAGAACTTCTTGTCTTTTTCGCTCTTGGAGATTTACCATTTTCTTTCAACCATTCTTTAATATATTCTTTATGAATTACGGGAAAATGGTCTTTAAGAAAGTTCACACTTGAGGTAGATTTACCACAATTATGACACTTGTAGACAAAGTTTTGTTCTACTGTAAAATGAAATCCCCGTGCCTTGTATTGATTCTTTTGGGAATCTCCACAATAAGGACAACGGTGATTTAATGTATTCTCATTCTTCCACTTAGCCTGTTCCAAAGAGGACAAGACTTGGGAAAGATATTTTCTTTCCAACCATAGCATACTTACTATTATACACTAATTGGTGGTTTTCTACAAGGTGCTTTTCCTGATATCGTCCATTTTCTTTTTAGGAACTTGTAGTATGTATCTCTGTTCTATCACCTGTGGTTTCTCTTCTTCTTGTCTACGGGCAATGAGTCCCACGGAAGTGATTAGAAGGAGTATCGCCAGCGGGTCGAATACGAATATCAGAGCAAAAATGACTGCCCTAATAGCATTGTCAAGATACTTGACAGACTCGTCTTGACCATATATTACCTCTGCAATATATTTAATTGGCCCTACTTCTTTCTCAAAACCTAGTATTTCTTGGTCAAATACAAACTTCTCGTCCTTTAGTTCTTGTATTGTATCATATATTGTATCTATTTGTCTATTGTATTCTTCTGTTTCTTCTATTATATTA